GTCAAAAAAGACGTAAGGAAAGAAAGAGTACCAAAAAAGGAAAGGGTAGAACACCCAACTTTGCACGTTATGATGAAAATAGATTAGTTTCTTTAGTATTAAACAATATAGAAGTTACATCATTCAACACAAAAGGTCCAAAACAAATAATGGTTAATGAGAATAACCACTTAATAAGTGAAGGATTACAATATCATATTACAAACGACATACCAATAGTGGAAAACGTGTATAGGGTCTATTCTAACGAATTTTTTAAGATCTATAATGAATCACGTCGTTTATACTCCGAAGGTGTCTTAGAACTCACCGGATTAGATTTAGACCTTATTGAGACTGACTTAGGTAAAACAGGGTTGTTTGAAGGTGAAGAAGTTTATTTAGACATACCATTTTTAGAAAATGTGGAAGAATATCTTGTTGAAGCAAAACATCGGGGAAAGAATGTTAAATTAAACAAACCTTTCAGAACACCAGGTGGACCTAAGAAATTTGCGGTATATGTTAAAACACCAAAAGGTACAATTAAGAAAGTAACATTCGGTGACCCTAAAATGAAAATAAGAAATAATAATAAGGCGGCCGCTAAATCTTTCAGAGCACGACATAAGTGTAGTGAAAAGAAAGATCGTACAAAAGCGGGGTATTGGAGTTGTAATATTACAAGATACCGTAAAGCTTTAGGTATAAAATCATCTAATCCTTGGTAATATGAAATTATTTGATTTGGTAGAAGGTTATTATGACCCACCGGAGTATGGTGAAACACATGAAGGTTTCGTAGATTCTGATTTGGACGATGTTAAGGACCTCTTTAATCTTGTTGGGTATGATCCATATAAAGTAAGTAGAGGTGTAGAACCGGGTTATGGGTGTGCAATTGTAGAACACAAAGAAACCAAAGAAAAATTCGTTTTACATGAAGATGATATAGATACAGACTACTATATTGATGATTTTGAAGAAATGTCTGACCGCGACGAAGATGGATACTATTCTTACCGAGAATCCCAAGAGAACTCTCGTATAGAACCTGAAAGTTACACCATTTACTCAACTGTTTGTTATATGGAGGGTAGAATTGCCAATACGTTTGATGAGTATACGGATGGTGAAATGATACTTAAATTAACACCTAAGGTCTATGGTCAATTACAGAATGATGACGTTGACTTCTATAGATCAGTAATAAAAATATTTACAAAAAAATAAGTTAAATGAGTGATAAGTTACCATTCCGTGAAATCGTGAGCTCAGACCACAGTGTCAGAGTTTTTCCTGAAACAACTAAAGAAACCGAATTAAAGTGGCATTTTGATAATGAAGATAGGGAAATAACTTTTTTACATAATAGTGACTGGAAATTTCAAATGGATGATCAACTACCTATCGATATAAGTGAAGGTTTAGTTGTTTACATACCCGAAGGTGAGTACCACCGTATAATAAAGGGTACTGATAACTTAAAAGTTAAAGTAAAAAAACTTAATAAAACTCGACTACTACCCCACACTCATCAAGCATAAGTAAAGAACGTTTTTGTTGTTCTTCCCACTTACCTTGATTTTTTGTAGTACATACTTCTTTACATACTATTTTTATCACCCCCGATTGTACCAAACCTCTTGCACAATCCATACAGGGTAAACCAGATGTTAAATATGCCGTAGATTCCTTTAAGGACACACCAATACGTGCCGCATTATATATTGCATTCCTTTCAGAGTGTTCAAACCAAAAATATTTCTCAGGACGTTCTTGACGTTCATCTAAATTATCATTTAACCCACGTGGGAAAGAATTATAACCCGTACTAAGGATCTCTTTATCTTTTCCGACTATAACTGTACCAATTTTGGTATTAACGTCCTTAGACTTCTCCTTTACTTGTTCCGCAATATTAATAAAATAGTCTGTCCAATCCATGAATAGAATATACGAAAAATAAAACACAAAAAAAAGGGAAGACAATGTCTCCCCTTTTAATATTAATAAATCCGTAAAGATTATCTTAAAGTATCCAAACTGAAAGTTTGTAAACCTGCTACGTTGATTACACCAAAGTAACGGTTATTAACCATCTTCTTAGCATATCTCGTCATGATACCCTTTATCGGAGTAAAGTTGAACGGGTTATACATTGTAGGTGTTAATTGTAAAGGTACGTAAGGTGCGTAGATATAACCAGCATCTAATAACGATTTTCCTTTATGTCCTACTAAGATTTTCCCAGCTGGGAAATAAGGATCTCTAAACACTTGGTAACGTCCAGCTAAAGTACCAACTTTCTCAATACCCATATTGTATTGATCTTGTTCAGCACCTGCGTTAGATACGTGGAAGTACTCTAAATCATCGAATACTGCAGAAACTTCTGAAGAAACTACGATCCAGTTAGCACCACCTCTAAGTGTTGTTTTATGGATTTGAGCCGATAATTGGTTAATTTTAGTAATTAACGTTTGGTTCCAATCCTTTTGAGTGTACCCTTGTAAAGTTGAATTACCGCTTCCGCCGTATTTCCACTCATTGTAGTCCCACTTCAAGTTCCAAGCTGCACCTTTTCTTAAGTCTCTTAAGATCTCTCTATCAACCTCAGCCGCGATTTGCTCAGATAACAATGCAGTTAACTCAGCTTCAGCGTCGATGTTGTGGAAAGCAGATACATCCTGAGCTAATTCAGGAGACCAACTTGCTCTTAATTTTCTTTCAGTTACCGAAACAGTAACAGACTCTAAATCGAAAGATACTTCTCCGATTTCGTCTTCAAATTCTAAAGACTCGTATGTTCTGTAAGATATAGTGAATTCAGTATTTGCTACATCAGCAGCTGCCGTATATCCAGAAAAACCTGAACCATCAGTGTATTTCTCTAAATCAACCTGTAAATAGATAATTCCATCTTCATTACAGATATCATTGTAGTTACCTGTTGCACCAGCTGATTTTTGACCATACTCAACAATACCTTTACCGTATTTCTGAGTTACAACGTTAATTCCTCTTTTAACGCCATCAAATGTAACTTCCAAAGAAGCTAAAAACTCTTCAGTGTCCATAACGTTACCTGTAGGTCCTGCTAATTTACCAGCACCTGCGTTAGTGAAACCACTAACCGCGATAACTACGTTTGATACAGTGTCACCATTCGCAACTACAGTAGTAGCTGTTGTTAGTTCACCATTGTCAAAAGTTACACCACCGATACATGTTCCACTACCGTCAACGATTTTACCTTTAGAGTAGTCAAATAGACCATCTTCAGCTCCATCACCTTCTTCGTAAAAACGATCGTATAGGTTTCTTCCTGAAAAGTCTCCGTTTACGTCTTGTCCTGGAGATTTGAAAGGTGCTCTGTGAGACCCTGCATCTGCTCCACTATCGATTCTGTCAGAGATGTTAGGTACAAAGTAGAATAATTTACCAATTGGTAAGTTCATAGCTTGTACAGAAACGATGTCGTTAGCCAATAACTTAGAGAATACTCTACGAATAATTGGAAAAACAACTGTTTCGAATGAACCTGATGCGTCAGACACAGCAGCTTCGTTAATTAGATAAGACGCTTGGTTTTCATATAACTGTGCGATATTATCTTTTTGGTGACCTTCAAGACTTTCTAAAAATCCTAAGTCATCCCATTTTTTGATGGTATCTTCTTTGATAACTCTTAGGTGTTTTAACCCAATGTTACCAACCATACCTGATTCTAATAATGCTCCCATTTTAAAATTTGTTTTTGATTTTTTTTATTTTATTATTTTAATTTTCCCATTAATTCTTTCATTCTCGAGAATTGTGGACTTTCATAAGCTTTCGATTCTGAAAGTACATCTTGAGATGAAGACGTGGTAGGATTTGAAGTGATTTTCTCAACGACTGATTCTGTTACGTTCTTAGTCGAATCTAATTCACCTTTGATTGTTTTATAGGTTGTTTTAGATTCAGTTAAAGATTCTACAGTATCAAATCTCTTCAAAATGTTTAATTTCTCATTACGAGTAGTTGAATGTTCAGTGAACAATCTTGTAGCGTATGCCAAATTAGCGTTGAACACAGCAACTTCATTAAGTTTCTCTTTAAATAAAACTAACGCCTTTTTATATTCACCGTTTTGTTTTCTTAAAGTTTCAACCTCTTCGTTGATTTCCTTACGTCCAGCTTTGTATTTCTTACCTTGACGTGGTCCTTCACCTCTAACATCGTTACCCATTGTTCTTGAAGCTTCATCAACCTCTTCTTCATGAGACTCGTCATCTGATTCTTCCAAATCAGGAACTTCCAATTCTTCTTCGGAAACTTCTTCTTCAGCAACTTCGTCATCACTTTCGTCTAAATCAATTTCATAAACAACGTCATCATCTTCAGTTTCACCTTCTGACATTTCAGAATCATCACACCCTTCGGTACATTCTTCTTCTTCAGAAACTTCTTCTTCTGCGATTTCGTCGGATACTTCATCATCTAACTTAATAATGTATTCGTCGTCACCATCTTCAAGCTCAACGTTATCACCGTCTCTCTTCACTACAATTCCGTCTTCAGGTTTCATTGATTTGAATACCTTAAGAACTTCATCATCTGAAGCGTCAGTCATATCAAGAACATCTTCATCCTCATCTTCAGAGTCGATAGCATTAAATATATCATCAACCTCATCTTCAGATTCTTCATCTTCAGGTTCAGTGTCTAACATATCTTCTACATCGTCCTCAGATGCATCAGGATCATCCTCGTCTGTTGGCTCGTCGTTTATCGAAGTTTCATCATCGTTTCCTTCATCTTCACTGTCCAATTGTTCAGCGACTTCAGGCATACCGTTTTCGTCTTCTTTATCAAGATCCGCATTCTCAGCGACATCTTCTTCTTCCATTGATTCTTGTAGCAACTCGTTTAGTTCTTCCTTCATGGTTGAAGCAAGTATACCTTTTGCGTTCGCTTTAACTGCCTCTTCAAGATCTTGTACTTGAAGCAATGCTTGTTCTAAAATGGATTTTTTACTCATTTGTTGTTTTTATTTATTAATAAATACTTGTTATTTAAGAAAAATTTACTTTTAGGGTATTGAAATCAATAAAAAGATGAATTATTTTTTTAAGAAACTATCCATCTTACCCATTAATCTTGACATTCTGTCGTCAACAATCGGTTTCTCCTCTATTGATTCTGCGTACTTTTCTCTATCTGATGGATCATTAAAAACATATGCACCTGGTGTTGATGGAGATGACACTAAGTCAAAACACACCAATTCAAAATCTTCCTGTACGATATTTTGTCCTTTTTCTGATTTTAGTGAACCTACACCTCTTGAAGATATACCTAACGTTACTCCATTCATAAGTAACATTGCTGCTTGGTCACCCTTAGTACTTACAATACCTGATTTTTTCCAACCGGGTGAAAGGAGTAATTTAATTTTACCCATAAGAATCTTACCGTCCCACCATGTTTCGGTGATCGTGTGAGATACTCTGTCTAAATCAATTAGTGATGACGATGGGTGGTTAAGTTCATTTAACGCACTTCCCTTTTCTATAACGGTCTTATATTTATCCATCTCTCTTTTAAGGAGTTTTTCAGGATATACTCTACCGTTCTTATTTGGTGTGTCGTATTTTTGTAGAACAGCATAAAGAATAATGTCTTCTGAGAAGTCGACACCTTTCATTTCTGTTATTACTGTTTTATTTTCATCAGGTGAGATAAACCCTGCATCGTATTCGATGAGGATTCCTCTACCAGTTTCTTTTGGACCTAATACTTTCATGTATGAATAGTTTTATTACTATAAATACAACAGTATCTAAGTTATTTTTTATTTTTATGAAAATTATACAATAAATCGTTATTTAAACACTCATCAATAATCTCAACCATGAGTGATTTCATATACAATTTTAAATCGTCACTTTTAATTGATAAGTCTTTTATAACATAAAGAGTACACTCCAAATTCATGAAGGATCTTTTTTCTTTTTTAATTCCCTTAGTTCTAATGTCTAAATCGACAATCGACTGAGGTCGAAAAGAATCATTATTTAATCCGTGGATTAATCGTTTTATTTTATTTCTTGATGACCTAACTATTGAGTCATAATCATTACATTCCTCATTAGGTTCCGTCCAAGAATTTAATTTTAAATATATAGTCTTTAAATCTTTGTGATCTATAGTTCCATATCCAATTTTAACATCTTTGTAAGTACCTAAAGGAATAAATCTTCCTAATTTCATTTAACATCTTTATTCTTATTTATGGTGTTACTAAAATATACACATTATATTTTACAATAACAAATTTTTTTATTATATTTATGTATATACAAAAATATGATAATAGTAAAAGTTAAAAACAACAACATCGATCAAGCAATTAAACAACTACGTCGCAAAGTGAGAAACATTAAACAAATTAATTCACTAAGAGACCGTAAAGAGTACACTAAACCATCTACCATTAAGAGATTAAAAAAACAAAAGGCGGAATACGTACAGAGTATTAAGAGTAAAGAACAATAAAAAAACCCCCACTAAAGATTATGATATCTCAATAGTGAAGGTTTACACCTCTAAGGTAGCTGCCGTAAAGGAATTTTATTTTAACTCATCTAAAAGATCTTCTAATCTATATAAGTTAAATTTACTTATTTCCATAGATTGGATTTCCTCCCTAACTAAATTAGATTTCTCACTAAATGAAGGATCCTCATTTACTAAATCATCCAACCTACCATTGATAGATTCATGAATGGTTTTAGTTTTTTCTTCTAACGATTCTTGATCTAATGATAGTATTTCTTTTAATTTCGACCTATCTTCTTCACTTAAAGTTTTATCATAACTAAGATTAAAGTTATTTACTAAAACTGAATTTAATAGATTCTCATTAACACCGTTTTTAACTACAAGTGTTTTGTTTGTCTTATTAGTTAGAAGGTGTTCAACCAAGTATTTTTTTGAAATTACCTTATCCGATATATTACCCAATTTATCGGGTGATGACAAACTATCAATACATTCGTATAACTTATCATTTTTAGAATCAACATCTGATAATGATTCGTTCATTTTAATAAGTGTCTCACTAATATCGTTATATTTCTCTTTTAATACATTAGATAGTTCCTCAACATATAATACTGCCGTATCCTTATCATCAAATGTTTTAGTTTCTAATTCCTCATAAAGAGAGTACATCTCTTTCAATGTATCATTCTCCATTATTGGTTTAAAGTGATTTTTTAAATTACTTTTAAATTCACTCTTACCATAAGAGTTTGAAAGTTTGGTTAAAACTTTGTTTTTAATATGTCCAAATGTTACCATAATTATTCTTGTATAATGTCTTTGAGTTTATTCTCTATTTCATAAATATTACGTTGAGCCTTATCCACATCAAAAAGATCATCAAAATCTTTTGACTCATCACCCAACATACCTAATATCTTTGATTTTTTACCTTCACTAAGTGGTGCATCATCCATTGGTGGTGCGTCTGCACCTCCCATGTCACCACCTCCCATGTCACCACCACCATCTGGTGCTGCGGCATCGTCCATGTTTTGACGTTCTTTTTCAGAAATACCATACTTCTTATCAACCTCATCAAACACACCGGTTCTTTTTATTATATTTTGTGTAATACCTAATTCAGCACCAAGAGCTCTCTCAAGTCTTTGTTGTTGTAAATCGAGTACTACATCATTATCACTCATACCAAGAATGTTTTTCTTAGCCCACGTATGGGACACTGGTTGAATACCAATTTGTGATTGATCTGATGTTGCATCCTTATATAAAGTAACCTTTTCTTTCCATTGTTCAATCTTAAGTAAATCAGACTGTGCGGATGGGTTAGTTAAGGATAATGTAAAATTGGTTAACTCATCCTCCAAACCTAAAAGATATAAATGAACTAAGGCAATTTTATTTAATTCTTGAACAAGTGATTTTTGTATCCTATTGATTGTTCTCGCAAAACGAATATCCATCAACGCTAATGTTTTACCATCACCGACAATCTCTTCGAAACCTAAAAACGCCTTAGGTATTCTAAGTGCAGCTAATAGTTTCTTCTGTATATATTCAATATCGGCAATCTCACCTAAGTTTTGAGCTCCTGGTAATGTTTCAATTGGATTAGTTTGTGACGGGTCCCTTACAGGAATGAAGTAATCTTGATCCACAGCCATTTGGTTGTATCTCATATCAACCTGACCATTTGATGGATCCACCACTTGATCCCTTTTAAATTTGTTCGCGACACGTTGTACATATGCTTCGATGTCTTTATCGTCCATATTCCCAACAAAGACTTTAAATACTCTTCTTTCCGGTGCTCTTGAAGTTCTATATATTAACATCGCATCTTCCGCAAGTAGTAGTTGTTTCCAAATACGTCTTACTTTATCTAACATTGATGTTCCGTAAGGTAACTTCCTATCATCACCCAATAATCTAAAGTGTGCAACTTCCCATGCTTGGAATTCCATATCTTTATTCTTCCATGCGAATCTTAATTCACGACTCTTCATGTTAACAGGGTTCTCCGCTTTGTGTACGTGAGATGCCGCACCTTCGTGACGTTCAATCTCAATGTTCGGTAATTGTTGACAA